GTCGCTTCTGCTGTAACATCTTTGATTGTGCTAATTTCTGGTACTATGTCATGTTCAGCTAATTTAGATAATAATACTTTCTCCATTGCTCTCATGACCTCAAATGACAGTGTATCAACTGCTTCAACGCTTAACTCACTTAATGATGATGCCTCAATTTTAACTTTAAATACCATATTTTTCATAAATAATCTCCTTTGTTATATATTATGTTTTATTAAAAAATCATTATTAATAACTTTAAATGATATTGTATTATCATAATTTCTAACAACAATACCTTCACGCTCTGTATCACATATAACTGATTTACCTTTAGCAAATTCTAATATTTCATCCATATTTTTTGGTAATTTATATGTTAAAAATATTAGTGGTACAAATTTTATATAATGTTGTTTTAATAATCTTTCTGCTCTAGTAGAACTAACTTGCACATGTGGATAGATTAAATTAAATGCATAAAAATCTACTCCTGATACTTTATATTTGTTGGATTGTATTTTTTCACCAACAATTTCACCTTGTAAAACAACATAATCATGTTTACCTATCAATTGTTTTAAAGCATGTTCAATATTATATATTCTAGCAATTGTCCAATATGAGGAATTATCTGGATATTCTAATTCCATATTTCTGCTACATACACCAAATTTATATTTTTTACCTAGACCAAATAAGCTACGTTGATTCCATTTAAGGTAAAACGTGACCGATTGACCGTCTAATTTTTCTGATACTATAAAGTCTGTTTCATCATAATTTGCTAATACATTTGGAATGTTTTGTATTCTAGTTTCATCTGTTTTTCTAATAAAACTAGGAAAATTAGCCTTTTTAACAGTTGTCATGAATAATTTTCTGAACCACTTATACCGTTTGAAATATTTGAATATAAAATTATTATTCAATTGTGTATTGTTAATAGATTTTTCAATAGCGTTTTCATTATCAAACTTTGTAATATTTAATATATCCGTTACATCATCGCCAACACAATATGAATCAAATGTTAAATTATGATTTACGCATCCTTCACAGTATGAATTATCCACAAGGATTGAAGTTGGCAATATCAAACCTTGGCTGACGCATCCTCTCAATTTAACTGTTTTCACAATAAACTTACGTTCACGCAGAAATTCAAACTCTGGAACATCTGGTAACACCGAATCAATTTCAACATAGATAACCTTATCACCAATGTTGAATTCACCTTTTTTTATCACAACTTTCCAGCCAAGTATAGAAGCTACTTCAATCCTATCAGCACCATCAATAGGCTGAATGTCTGTAATCCGTTGTATACTGGCTAAATTTCTTGCCATAATATCACCTCGCAAAATTAAATTTATACAATTATATAATATAATAATTGATGAAAATTGTCAATGTATCATTTAATGACATTGTATTTTTCCAAAAATAATTCAGTTTCCTCTGTTTCTACCCATTTATCTTCAACTTTGATTGAACGCTTCATTTCCTTAAAGCTGTTAACAGATATTACATCATACATATGTACTTGTTGACCATCTTCTGGATTATCATAATGTCCAGATATATAGAATTTATTTTTAAACATTTTAAATTGTACTTCTTCACCAGTTAATACTTGATAAGCTTTAAGCTTTGGAGTATATTTAGTATTAATATCAAAGATGATATATATGTTGCTTGATACATTAAACTTAGTTTGCATATAGCCATAATATTGATGTTCATATTTAAGCCTATCAAAGTGATTGGTTGGATGATATACAGCATTATCAAATGTTTTAACCATTAATTCTAACGTGTTGAAATTTTTATACATTTTTGCTGTTTCTTTTTTATCAATATTGTCAAAAATAGATTCGCTTAATCCTAATTCAAGCATCTTATCTTTCTTAATTTCTTTTCTGCCATATAAATTTTGAAATATTTCATGACATTTAAATAATTGATTAATGTGACCAAACTCACTAAAATAATTTAGTTTAATCAATATATCAACTTGACCTCTATCAATATCTGTTTGCTCCTTGATATCTATTAATAGTTCAATAAAATTATTATATAGTTTATCCTTCAACTGATTACCTAAGTCATGTTTATCACCAAATCCTTTAACGGATGATAATCCTTTATATATTGTATTATTGTCAATATCAAATGTATAAGCATTATGTGAATGCCTAAATTTAATGGGCATTACTTTAAAATCATAATATTTAGCTAATTCCCATCCATCCTTCAAATCTTCCTCTTTATCTGCTCTGTTGAGGTATGCTGTAACAAATTGTAAAGGATAATATGTTCTTAATCTAACACAAGCAAATCCATTCATACTATACGCTGTTGAATGATTGAAGCCAAACTGATAATTACTACTATCATCAATAATTTGTATAAATTGTTTAACTTCTTGCTCAGCAATATGCCTTGGTTGATTAGATTGATTGCAATATCCATCAATAATTTTAGGTAATTGCTCATTAAGTTCTATAATCCTCTTTTTTCCAATGCACACCCTCAAATAATCTGCCATTGAGCCAGTAAATCCACATATATCTGTTAAAAATTTTATTGTATCTTCTTGAAATATTAAGAATCCAAAATTATCTTTCAACAATTCATCTATTTCTGCTGATGGATTAACATTAAACTCTTTCTGCATCAATCTATCTCTGTATGATTTACCAGATGGACGCAATGACGCATTAACAATAGACATATCATTTATTTTTCTAGGCTTAAATTGTTTGAGCAAATCAAATGCATAATCGCTACCTTCAAATTGAAATACTCCAACTTTATTTTCTATCATGTTATCCCATACCTTTTCATCGTTCCAATCAATTTCATGTGATTTAAGATAATGTGAATTAATAGATTGATATACATCATGTATAATTCCAACAGTTTTTAATCCTAAAATATCAAATTTAACAAAGTTTAAATAATCTACAGCTTTCATAGCACATACAGCAACAGGCATATTTTCATCGCCATCTTTATAAAATACACCTAGATTATTAGGCAATGTAATTGGTGAGCCAATAATTCCTGCTGGATGATTACCCTTAGATATTATTGTTCCCTTTAACCCTTCAAAGTAATAAAACAAACTTACATTTTCTTTTTTCAGCCAATCTATTTGACCCTTCAACATATTTAGCTTATCAATTGCATTGTTGTTACGAATAATTTTAATATATTCATTGTGATAATCAAAATCTACTCCGTTTAAATCATCTTGTTCTTCAAAGTTTATTTCTTCAAGTAATATCTTTGAATAGTCATGTAATATTGATTCATAATCATTTTTAATCTTCATTACTCCATCTAAATCTTTATAATCTAATCCTCTAGCTAATGTATCTATTGTTGCTCTGTCTTTTAATGTACCAAATTGAGCAATATAAGATGTTTTAGAAGAAGTAAATCTCTGAAATATATATTCAAATACTAATTTACGTTGGCTTGGATTAATATCAATGTCAATATCTGCTAAACTTATTCTATCTTCATTACAAAAACGTGAAAATACAGTATTCCATGTAATAGGATTAACATCAATAATATCCAATATATATGCCAACAATGAACCAGCAACACTACCTCTGGCAAATCCATATGCTATATTATTTTCCATACAATAATCTACCAATTCTGACATAAACAATATAAAACTTTCCATACCTTGCTTATTAAATGCTTCATACTCATGTCGGATACGCTCAATATATAGCCTACTTTCATCTGTTATGATGCTATTATACAACTTATATTGGTATTTATTATTAACGGCTAATTTAAGCAATTTTGAAGCTTCGTCACCATATAAATTCGGATATTTAAAACTTATATCTAATTCAAAATTATCGACTAACTCTGCCAACACATTAGTGTTATTAATTGCATCAATATATGCATCTGCTGGAAGTATATTTTGCAATTTAAATGCTTCAACAAGTTCATCATAAGTTTTCCAAGTTAAATCAAACGCATCCTCATCACCGTAGAAACTATTTTTAGATTTCTGTAGAATCTTACGACACTCAGCTTTGTATGGATTGCTAGAATGTGTATCTGTTCCAGCAATTAACCGTAGATTATATTGTTTGCTAGATGAATATAAAAACTCATTATATTCCTTCTGGTCAACGCAGTTGTGATATTGCACCTCTAAGAAACACCTATGGCTATTACGTTGCATCCAATTTAATATGTTAAAGATTAATTGTGGATTACCTTTATCTTTCCATAGAATTGATTGTAAGCAGGAAGATGTAATAATAATATTATCACTAGTATTCATCAATTCATCAACAGAAATTCGTGGATGGAAATAGAAATGTCTATCTGATAAATCTTCTAATTTACCTTTTGACGAAGCAATTGAAACAAGTTGATTTAGCTCCTTTACTCCTTCAAAATTTTTAGCGTACAAGTTTATATGATATCCACGCTCATTATCTGATAACTGTTTACATAAATATAATTCAACACCATGGATATATTTAATACCCTCTGCATCACACATTTTCTTTTTTAGCACCCAATCATATATATTACCATGGTTGCTGAATGCAATGGCAGTCATATTTTGTGATTTCGATAATTTTATATAATCCTTATAACTAGTACAACTATCTGAATATCCATTACAATTGCTATAATCATCATGAAGGTGATAAACAGTATAATTCATATTCTACCTCTTTTATATTTTTTAATTGTGTATATAGAAAAAAGGCTATTAACCTTTTCTCTATTGCTTCAACAAAGCTTGAACATTACATTTGAGGAATGTATGTCATACACATAAATCATTACACTACCTGAACCCAAATCAATATATCATGTCCAATTATTTATGTCAATAGTGATTATATTAAAAATCATGTTGTTCTCTTCTAATCAAATACATATTTCCAATTACCTTTGCTTCATCTGATTGATTATATCCACATGGCTTAAATTCTGGACAAAAGCCATTTCTATAGATACATTCAGCAACACATACATTTGCTAATTCTGGTTCATATTCACTTAATTGACCCAAAAAATCTGTCCATGCATCTCTAGTTTCCTTTGAAGCTTGTTTACATAATCTCTTCCGAGAAATATTAATAATTGCTTGTGCATTAGCTTCACACTCATGCGTCACTAGATTACTTTGTAATAAATCATCACGATTAACACCAGTTCTATCTGTTCTCTGCGTTCCAACATAATGCAGAATGCCTATGTTATGCCTAACTAAATGTACACTTACCCAATATTTTAGATTAATCCATTTCCACTTAATAATTAATTGACGTAATGGACTATGTTCACTATATAACATTTTATATTTCCACGCAAAGGATATTTCTTAATCCCCTGCATCCTTA